ACAAAGTTAGATAGGTTTGAGATAAAAGTAGAGAAGACTAAGGAAGATATAAACAAAAGAATACAAGAGTCATTAGACAACCCGTTAGCAAATTGAAGGAACTATGGAAGAGAATATTAATAGAATGCAATTACAATTAGACAAACACTCTGGACAAATAGCAAAGCTGTTTAGCAAGATTGATGATACTAATTTATGCATACAAAAAATCAATACTTCTTTAATGCAAATTAAATGGGGTGTCTATGGAGCTTTAGGTTGGTATTTTATTACACAAGTAGGAATTATTGAAGCAATGGGAATAGTATTATGATAGGTTTCTTAACAAACGTAGCACCAATAGCATTAGGTTTTATAGCTAAACTGTTTGCACTTAAAAGTCAAGCAGCAGCAGAGAATCAAAAGCTGATGATACAGAACTTACAAGTTCGTAATGATTCTATTAATCAAGCTAGAGATAGAGCAGATAAAGAAAGTCCAATGGCTGCACTTAATAGGCGAGTTATTATATTTGTTATACTTGCACTAATTATATTCACACAGGTAGCTCCAGTGTTCTTTAATGTACCAACAGTTATACCCAATACTATAGAGGGATTTAGTTTCTTTGGTATTCAGTTTACACCAGATGTAATAGAGTATGTACAAATACAAGCGGGCTCAGTATTGAAAATGGATGAAATCTTTGGATGGGCTACAATGATTATCGAGTTCTATTTTGGGGCTCAATTAGCAAAAGGAAAATAGATGACTTATAGAGAATTAATAAATCAAGTATTAATAAGACTAAGGGAAGATACTGTTACTTCAGATTGGTCGGGAGCTATTAATGATAGTATTACTATATCCGCCTACCAAAAAGTTATTGGTTCTTTAGTTAATGATTCTAAAAGAAATGTAGAATCTTTTCACGATTGGATGGCTCTAAGAGAAACAGTAGATGTATCTACAGTGGCTGGAACTAAGAATTATAATTTAAGCTCTGGTCAAGAGTTTCAAGTATTAGATGTTACTAATCAAGACACAGGAAACACTCTACAACCGACAACAAAACATTATATTAACACTCAAAAGTATCCTACAGAATCTACTGGTGAGCCCTCTTATTATTGTTTTAATGGTGTAGATACTTCTGGTAATTTAAAAGCAGATTTATCTCCTGTGCCTACAGCAGTAGAAACAATATCTTTTGATATAGTTAAGTATCAAGATAACTTAACACTCGCAGCAACAACACTTAAGATACCTGCTCAACCAGTAATACTTGGAGCTTGGGCACGAGCTCTGGCAGAACGAGGAGAAGATGGTGGAACACAATCATCATTAGCTGCAGAAGAAGCAGCAGCTTCATTGAGGCAGTCTATTATAATAGATGGTGGTCATAATAGATACGAACAAGACTGGTATGTTCAATAATGGCTAAGCAACTCATATCACAACCATTACCAAACTTTGGTGTTAATGGATTAAATACACAAAGTAATCCTAACTCATTAGACCCTTCTTATCTTACTAGTGCGGACAATATAGTATTAAGAGAGTCAGGAAGGATATCATTTCGTAAAGGTTTAAAACAAAAAGTTGTACCTAGTGGTGCATCTATCAATTCTATTATAGAACACAATGACCAAGGTACTAATAAAATATTTGCTAGTCACGGTACTTCTATTTACACAATTGACTTTACATCTCCTAATGCTGCTTTTCCTAGTAGTGGTGCTGATGTTAAGCATACCGTGGGTAGTACGACAGGAGATTGGCAATTTATAAACTTTAACAATAGGCTTACTTGCCTACACACAGGAATTGTTCCTCAAAGATATGACGGCTCTCAAAGTTCTGGCTCTAGATGGGCAGCTTTTGATAATGCTACTAGACCTCCTTCAGTAACATCTGGAGAATTTAAACCTAGCTGTGGTTCTGGTGCTTATGGTCGTATGTGGGTTGGAGGTGTAGAAGAAGAGAAGGATGTCTTACATTATTCTGCTCTATTAGACTCTGATGATTATACTTTATCTAGTGGTGGTGGCTCTATAGACCTAAAGAAAGTTTGGGACGAAGATGATATTATAGCTGTAGCTCCTTTCTATGGACAGCTTGCAGTATTTGGTAAGAACAATATAGCTATATATGAAAGCCCTGATGTAATTGGGAGCATTAAACTTAATGAAGTAATTAAAGGAATAGGATGTATAGCTAGAGATTCAGTACAAGCTATAGGAGATGATTTAGTATTCTTGTCTAACACAGGTCTTAGGTCATTAGCTCGTACATCGGAAAAAGATAAAGTACCATTAACAGACATAAGTAAAAATATTAAAGACACATTAATAAGAAACATAGGTGCTAGTGATTTAACAGATGTTAGAAGTGTATATGTAGAAAATGAAGGTATCTATATATTATCATTTACAGATAGCAATATTAACTATGTGTTTGACTTTAAACATTTTACTCCTAACGGAGAACCTAGAATAACTACTTGGACTTTTGATAACGATAGGGAACCTACAAGTATGTGCTATACAGATACTTATGGTTATCTTACAGGACAGAAAGATGGAGGCATAGCTGGATATGAAGGTTATTTTGATACGGATTTGGCTTGGGTTAGCTCCGCTGCTTCTTATACTAATAGTGGGATTACTGCTGATGTATCTAGCATATGGATACCTTTAAGCCAAGGGGCTGTAGCTTCATTACTTAAAAGGATGATATTAGTTTTAGAGGGTGGTAGTGGTTCTACTTTAGGTTTAAGATGGTATAAAGATTTTGGTGTAGTATCTTCAGACACGACTCAAATTTCTTTAAGACCTGCGACAACAGGTACTACTGCTTTATATGGTAATGCTGCTGCTCTTTATGGTGCTTCTAAATATTCTCCTATATATGGACTACAAGAATATTCAACACCACTAACAGGAAGTGCTAAAACTTTAAAAGTAAATATGTCTATAGTTAGTAATGGATATAATGCTTCAATACAAGATTTATCAATTTTACATTTACAAGGGAAAATACGATGAGTAATTATACTTTAGCAGTCAATTGGTCAGGAAAAGATGCTCTCTCAGATAGTGATGCTGCGAAAGTTATATCTGGTTCTGATTTTAATACTGAATTTACAACAGTAAGAACAGCAGTTAATTCTAAAGCTGATTTAAATGGTGATAGCGGAGAAGATTTTGCTATGAATAATGGTACTGCTGCTACACAATCAGCAGGAAACAATACTACTAAAGTAGCAACAACAGCTTTTGTTACAACAGCAGTAGCAGCTTTAGACGCAGCAGCTATTAATGCTATTGTTTATCCTGTAGGTTCTATATACACGACAATATCAAGCACTGCCCCCGCTACTCTTTTAGGAATGGGAACTTGGGCAGCATTTGGTGCAGGTAAAGTGCCAATAGGTATTGACTCTGGAGATACAGACTTTGACACCGCAGAAGAAACAGGTGGCTCTAAAACCGCTTCTGGAACTACAGGAAGCCACGCATTAAGTATTTCTGAAATACCTGCACATACACATACTGTTGATACTACTGGTGGTGAAGCAGGAAGCACATCAAGATTAGCATATGGTCTCAGTAACACAACAAAAGCGACAAGTTCTACTGGTGGTGGAGCAGGACATACTCACACAGTAGCAAACTCAATCGTACAACCATATATCGTAGTGTATATGTGGAAACGCACAGCATAGGAGAATAGAATGGCAGATGGACCAGTAGGATACACGCAACCCGGAGGAGGTGCTTTTAAACCCACTCAAATTACTTCAGGAAATGGGGTAGCTGAAAAAACGGGGAATCTAAACTTAGGAGGATTATTAAGTAGTCTTATGGGTATGGGTGCAAATAAAAAGTTACAGGGTATCTATCAAGAAAACTTAGACTACCAGAAAAAAATAATGGACGAAGCCTATGGTAGGTCTTTACCTTGGAGTAGTCAAGGTCCTGCGGGTAACGTAGAGATAGATGAAGAGACTAAAGAAATGCTTCTGGAGCTTGACCCTGAAGTACAGGGAATTATGCAGGGTTGGCTTGCACAGTCCGCTAGGGCACAGGGTGAGCTTGCTGAGTTTGATATGGAAGCAGGTAGGAAAGACCAAATTAGAATGTTTGATGAAGCTAACGAGTTTAGAGATAGACAAGATAGAAACCGTTTAGCCGAACAAAATTACCAAAGGGGTATTGGAGGAACACAAGAGTTTTATGCTAATATGTCTTTAGGTGAACAAGTTAATCAGCGTAGATTACAAGAAGCACTAGCTTCTGACCAGTTAAACATTGCCAAAAGACAGATGTTGTCTGGAGAAACTATTGCTATGGGTAACGCTGGGATAGATGCACCAAGAACTTTAATGGCTCAAGCAGATTTATCAAGAGCTATAGGTCAAGGCTCTCATACAGGAGTTAATGTCGAAGGAGTATCATTAGGTTCTCTAGCACTAGCAGATACTAAAGCAGGATTCTATAGCGGTATGTTAGGAACTGCATCAGGATATGGTGGTGGTCAGAAAAACCAGTCCTCTTCTTCCGGTGGTGGTATGTTTGGTGGTTTCATAAATGATTTTGCAAGTTCAATATTTACATAGGATAAATTATGGCAGAGAATGATACAATGTTTAGCAGTGTTTATGACGTAGCTACAGCAGATAACTTAGCAATAAGAGATAACGCTACTAGAACTGCACAAGCAGGTAGAGGTATGGTAGGTGCTCAAGCCAACGCACTGGCGGGTGGTATGTTTGCTAAAGGTCTCGCTCGAATGGCAGGTATGAAAACCCCTGCTCAACAGAAAGCAGAAACTATAACTGATATTCTTAAGGGCACTCAAAATTTAAACAGAGACGACCCTGCCAGCTATAAAAAAATAGCACAGCAATTCTTACAGAAAGGTCTTCCCGGAGAAGCTCAGAAATTTCTAGACAAAGCCAGAGAAATTGAAGTTGCAAATAGAACTTACAAACTTCAGGAAGGAACACTAGCAGTTCAGAAAGGGACATTAACGCTTGCAGAAAAAACACAGCAAGATGATTCTAACTTTATGTGGAAAGGTTTTGAGAATAGTAAGTATGAGTTTAAAGCTAATATGTCGTTTAGAGAAAAACAACAAAGTTATCAACAAGCTCAAGATACTGTCTTAAATAATTTATCTGCTAGAAAAGTAACTTTAGAAGAGGCTTTAGGGCAGCTTGCAGAAAATGACCAGAAGTTTAATCAGAGTCAGACCGCAAAAGATAACGCATTTAGAGATATGACATACAAATTAGATTCTCTTAAGGTTAGAGCCAGCATCGCTCTAGGTTGGGCTGAGCACGGACTAGCTTCTGACCAATACAAGTGGGGCAAGTATGTAGATATTAATGGTATGGCTATTGATAAGAAAAAGCTAGAGTTTGAAATGAAGACTCAAGCAATTATGAATAAAATAACGAAAGAGAACTTAGGTATAGATAAAGCTAAATTATTATTGAGTCAGAATGAATTAACTTTTGCTAAAGAAAGAAGCAAGGTTGTAGATGAGCAATGGCTTCAAGACTACTCCTTACAAAAACTTAAAACTGAAGCCGAGGTAAAAGCTACTGAAGCTCAAACAGAAATGCAACAACTCCAGAATGCACAGTATCCTAAGAGTATGGAACTTGAAAAACTTTTATCAGAGTCTCAAACTAATAAGAATAATCAACCTCTTACAGTAAATAGAAATGATATATTATATGTTAAGGATGCAGATGGTGATAGCTATCACCAAGCTACTAAAGCTGATGGTACATTATTACAAGACCACGAGACAGCTCTAGAGTTTGGTATGACTGCCGAATCAAAACGAATGGTAGACTTAGTATGGAAAGAATACGAAAAATTATACTACACCGGTGGTTCTCTATATGAAGATGCTAGATGGGCAGTACCTGAAGGACTGCAATGGTCTGAAAATAACCCTAACGGTTTAAAATCAGTGCCTTCGTTCCAAGACTTTGCTAAGATGTCTGTAAAGAATGGTGGTCACGGTGGTCAATCAAATGTTGTTAAAGCACTTGAGTCGGCTTACGGTGGTGAAGGTAGTTATGAAGCTGAATTATTTTCAAAGGCTAAGTTAAATAGAAAATCAGATGAGATTGTTCTTGGAGATTCAACAGGTTCGTTTACTATGAAGTTTGATATTGATAAGATATCAGAAGAACTAAACTTACCTACTGAACTATTAAGTGCAGTTAGGACAGGAACAACAGAAAACCCTAATGCTGATAAAGATACTAATGCTCAAACAATAGCAGAACTACAGCATATGATAGAGATAAGTAGTGAGGATAATAAAGTCGGGTACACTGCGATGCTTACTGATTTTGTTAAGGGTCTAACTACTCCAGTTGTAGCAGATAGTACTGTTGAAGCTGAAGTAAATGCAGACACAGAAGATTTAGTTAAAGAAAATGTAGTAGAAGAAGCTGCTCCAGAAGCTCTTGAAAAAATCTCTGAGAAAAGAACTCAAGCTGCTATTAAAGCGACTGGCATTACAGAAGGTTCTTGGCAAGTTAAGAATGGACCTATAAGAGCAGGAGATAGTCCTCAGTCAGCAAAATATAAGATGGTTGATGGAGTTAGATATGAATGGAAAGCTAAAGACTCTGGACCTGTTACACTAGGAGCCGTAGCTTCAGACGCATATCAGTCCTTTGCTGATAATTTTAGCAATATGGACTCACTAATAGATTCTTTAAATCCTTACAAGTAGGAAAATAAATGGCAATCACTGACGCAATGAAAGAGAAGTATGGTATTAGTACATCATCATCTTCTCCTTCAAAACAATACACTACTACCAGTATAAGAGCCGACAGAACTAGAGATGATTTTCTTGATGGTCTTGGGTACAAGAGTGCAGAATCAAAAACTAGACCAGAGTATGGTGAGACTACTCACGCAGAAAGGTTAGCTTTTGCATCTCGTATGGGATTCAGTGACAGTTGGAGAGGTGTTAAACAACTGTTAGGTTCTGATGAAGAAGAGATGAAGAAAGAACAAGAGAGATTAAACTCTTATCTACGGAACGAGGAGTATGGTGGTTCTATTATGGCTGCTTATACTGCAGGTTTATTCGGAGACCCAGTAGGTTGGTTCCTTCCCGGACTCAAGGCACGCAATGCTTACAAAGCTGCGAAAGCCGGAGCTATTGCAGGAGGTATCGCAGGAGCTACAGGCTATGTAGATGAAGAGAATGGTATGACCCGTATGAATAATACTCTATTAGGTATAGGTGGAGGTAGTTTATTATCACCTGCATTCTATGGATTCCAAAAAACTATCTTACCTCTTGCTAGAAATGGTTATGGTAATGCTCTTAAGGGTGTTGAAGATAGTAAGATTATAGGTGATTTAAAAGCTATAGGCTCTGGAGACAAGGCAGTTAATTTTGGAGCTTCTAATCGCTTTAAAGGAGAATGGAGAAAAAAAGCAGGACAATACTTTGTAGAAAACTTTGGTCTTCCAGATATGTATAAGACTGCTAAAGCAGACAGAAGACTGGATGCAAACAAATGGGCAGGAGATTTTAATGATGTGCTTGAAAGATTTGCAAAGCTAACTCCCGCACAAGATAGAGCACTATATAGATTTATGACTCCTAACTCTGGAGTTAAAATGAGTGAGGCAGAAGAGAGAATACTTACTGCTGACTTAAGGAAACTAGGTAAGGAAGGTAGGACAGTTGTAGATAAGATGGGTCAAGAGCTAGTAGACTTAGGTCTATTAGACCCTAAGATATACAAAGCAAACAAAGGTAACTACTTGTATCGTTCTTACGAGAAGACAGGAGACCCTCGCTACCATAAAAACATTATTAGAAACGAACAGAACTTAGGTGTTATAGCATCAGAGTTTGTGCGTAGAGGTAGAGATGTTACATTTACTAGAGCAGACCTAAAGCCCGGTCAAACTATGGCTGAGCTGGCAGCACAAAAACAAAAAGAAGGGTTTAGATTAATCTCTTCTAATAAAAGAAAGTTAGTTCTTAACAAAGACTTCACCCCTGAACAAAGAAAACAGATGGGTGAGATAGTGAGCGGTACATTTGCTTTAGCTAAGACTGGTAAACTTATGTCTAACGATGTGTCTATGTTTAAGTTCTATGACAATGTGGCTAAGATGGGAAACAATGTTGCTATTAGTGCTAAGAATTGGAATCAAAGTCTAGCACTAAGAGTAGGTAAGGAAGACTGGAAACAAATACCTTTTGATAAAGCAAAGGTTGGTGGTAAAGATACTGGAGTACAGAAGTTTGGTAGGCTCGCAGGTCACTATGTTTCACCAGAAGTATATCAAGACATCACTGTTGCTAGGATGGTGAAAGGATATAAGGAAGGTGAGTATGGGGGTTTAGCTAGGCTACATCATAAGATGCTACAGTATTGGAAGAGAACTAAAACATCTCTAAACCCTGTAGTTCATATGAACAATGTTATGTCTAACTTTGTCTTGTATGATTTAGTTGATGCTAACTACAAACACCTAGCGTCTGCAGGCAAGGACTGGGTTAAGGCTTATAATCCTATTAAAGCTAAGAGAGTTAAGAGTGATGACTTCCGAGAAGCTGAAAAGCTAGGCGTGTTCAACGCTGATATGATGAAGCAAGAACTCACAGACTTTGAGTTTGATACCTATAAGAGGTATATGAAGATAGGCAAGCAGAATGATGTTAAATTATTAGAGAAAACTTGGGAAGAGACTAAGAAGTTTGCAGGTAAAACTCCACTAGATAGATTATATAGTGCGGAAGATAGCTTGTTTCGTTTAGGTCTATACAAAGACAAGAAGACTAAGATGATTGCAGGAGGTGCAGATTATGAAACTGCGACCCGTGAAGCTGCGAAGTTCGCACGCAAGTATATGTTAGACTATGAGATAGATGCACCGGCTGTCCAGTTAATGAGAGAATCGGCGATGCCTTTTATCTCTTACACTTACAGAGCTGCTCCTATTCTATTTGAAACTGCTATTAAGAGACCGTGGAAGTTTGCTAAGTGGGGTCTAATTCTAAATGCTGCAAATGATTTAAACACAGATGATGCAGAGTTTAAAACAGAGCGTAAGAGACAAGAGACTTTAAAGCAAGGCTTTGATGTTCTAGGTATACCGGGAGCTAACACATTAGTTAAGCTACCTAATGATAAGTATCTAGACATAGCACGATGGATTCCTGCTGGCGATATAATGCAAACAAAAGACCAAGGCTTTAATATACCTTTTGTGCCTACACCTTTACAACCATCAGGTGGTGCTATTGGTGGTATAGCTAAAGCAATTACAGGCTTTGATACATTCACTAAACAAACTAAATCTGGGATAGATTCTGGTTCAGCAGTAGATGAGATAGGCGGTTTAAGAAGTGGTAGGTTAGGGATACTAGCACAAGAGTTCTTACCTATGTACAACCAAGGAGTGAACATATGGGACGCTTGGAGTGCTGGTGGTCAACAACATCCTACTAAAGATGACAGAACATTTAATGAAGCTCTGTTAGGTGGTATAGGTATTAAAGTAAAACAGTATGATGTGGACAAAGCTACACTTAGAGTCAACTATAAATTTAAGAATAGGATAGATTCTCTAACATCTAAGATTAGGCAGATGAGTGCGAACAAGAAAGGTGGTCGTATAAACCCTGAGAAATATAATAAAGAGATGGACAGGCTAAAGAAAGAGCTAAAGAAAATTCAACAAGAAGCTAAAGAAGCACTAAGGAAGGTTAAGTAGATGAACTTATATGAAGAATTAGTTAATAAATACCCTAAAGCAGACAGGGATTTATTGAAGCACTACGCTAAAGTTAATCAGATGAACCCAGTAGAGCGTATGTTTCTACCAGCAGGAAAAGAAGTTGCTGATTGGTTAGGTGTCACAGGTTCTAAGACTGGATTCTCTTGGGATGACATAGGTGCTGACATAGCAGGCGCATACTTCACACCAGAAGAAGCCAATAGAAAGGGTCTATTTAACCACACAGAAGGAGATAATTGGACTGGTCAAGGTCAGGGGTTGTTTACTAAACTAATCTCAAACTTGAGACGCTGATGGGTTGGGTTGCTGATACACTCAACGCTCTGGACAAACCATCCAACGCACTGCAAGGTTATCTTGTAGGTGCTAAGAGAAATAAATCAGGACTATCCAGTGGTCTCAAAGGTATGGTTCGTGGTTGGAATCAAGAAGAGAACTACGACCTCGAACAGTTATGGGGTGAAGACTTACAGAAGAAGGGGTGGTCTGATAGAGAAGGGTTTGGTGAGACTGCTAGTTACATAGGCTCAACCGCACTTAACTTAATTACTGACCCTCTAAATTTTGTTGGTGTAGGTATGTTTAAGAAAGGTGCAAAAGCTGCGGGAGAATTAAAGGGAGCTCTAACATCAGGTAATCCTAATATAATTACAGACTACTATGGTCCTATGGGTAAGACCGAAGAAGCTATGAAAGTAGCAGAGCGGTTTGGAAAGGAAGCAGGATTCAGTAAAAAAGAAATTGAGCGATTGAAAACAGGAGCAGCTCTTAAAGGTAATGTTAAAGGTAAGGGTGAAGCATTAGGTACAGGAATGCTTAATGCTATGAAGATGCAACTTCCTAGTAATAGAGCTTTGTACAGAGACACGGGTATTAATAAACCTCTGTTTGAATCAGCCACTAGAGCTCAAGGTTCACACGCAATGAACGACAGAGAGATGATAGGAAGAGCTATCTTTAATAAATGGATTAATAAACAGAAGGGTAAAACAGGAGAGACTAAAGCATTAGATGATATAGTATCTAGGGCTGTCTATGTAGATGAGGTAGGAGATGTAACAAGACCATTAGAGAAAGGTTTCTTTGGTTACGCTAATGCTAGGGCTATGGGAGACCAAGCTAAGAATCTAACTAAGGATGAAATACTTGAAGTAGAGCGTAGTGTTATGAACACTTGGAAACAGAAGAGTGGTATGGATGTTATGATGGACATAGGCAAGAAGGGTATAAACAAGGTTTCTAATTGGGTAGGTCTAGATGATGTCAAGCTACAGATGTCTACAGGTAAAGCGTTACAATATGGCAAAGGGGATTTAGTTACTGTTAAAAGACCCGCCAGTAAAAAGACAGGCAATCATTGGAATGACTTTAACCATTCTAAGCAAATGAATGCAGTGGCTAAACAAGTATTTGATGTAGACAACCTACCTAAATCAGTAGATGAGCTATACGAAAGAATGTCTAAGGTACAATTTGAGGATGTAGAAGGATTAACAAGAAAGAAAGTTATGAAGAACCTTACTAGTATAAAGAAAGATACAGATGGTGTATGGTTTACATTTTCTAGACCCGGCTCTGCAGTAGTAGAGGGAGGAGTAAACTTTAGAAGTAAACTTAAGTTAGACGGTGATGGATTTACAGTTATGAGTGATGAGCATAACTTAGCAGAAGCATTAACAAGTGCATCAAAGTTAAATAGATTAATAACTGTTAGTCCTCCTATGCACTTTAACATACTAAAGATTAAGCCAAAGCAAACAAGATTAAGTAATATGGATAATCCACCTCCGTTTCCTGAGTCAGTCCCTAGAACTTATCCTGATGCAGGTTGGACTGAGTTAAGGAAAGGTGGGTCTAGAGGTAGAGGTAATAAAGGTGAACTAATATCTGAGGGTAGACCCGATGTTAAGAAATTCCTAATGGAACAGCAAGCATCTACCAAAACCTTACGCGAAGAGCGAATGGCTATGGCAAGAAAGATGCTAGGTGGAGTTACTCTATCAAGAGGTATGTTCTCTAATGACTAGGGTTCTCTTCGAACGCCATAAGGGCATCATCTATATGTAGATAGCCCACCTCTTTATCAATCCAAGTGCTCCCCTTGAACTCTGTGTTCTTTGGGAGTTTTTTTATGTGCCATTTAAAATCATATCCTTCTTCTTCACTCTCTAAGTTAGCAGGGTCAAAGATATATATCGTGTGAGCGTTAGGTTTACTAGGCATAGATACTGCATACCAAAACTCGAGGTTGTTCTCCTCTGCAAAGTTTTTGTTCCAGTCATACTTCATCTTCTCAATAATAGTATCTGGGTAATGCTTATTCCTACACTTAATCTCTAACATAATACCTTTCTTCTCATCAAAGGCATCGTACCTAGAGAACTTATCGTCCATAGGTTTGAAGTCATACGCTATAGTGTTTAGTGCTTTTATAATTGTTGACTCATTCATAGGTAATTTCCTGTAATATTAAAAAAGTGAGCTCCATATCTTCGATTCTAGAGGACTTCTCTATGTAAGCAAGGGGTAGGGTAGGGGCTATTTGCGCCAATCTGACCGCCAAAGTCTAGGATTCTTGACACCGGTGTCATCTTTTTTCTTGTGTTTTAGTTTACGATATAGCTTGGAAGTCCCATCCATTTGGACGAGACCCCAAGTATTTTTAGGTGGTTTACTTTCCGCCACTCGTTATATCTTTGTCGAGTAGTTTCCAGATGATACCGGCTGCGATTATTCCTGCAAGTCCTGCATTACCAAGTGTCCATACTATATCTAGTATCGAACCAATAACATTACCAGTTAGGAATGCTACCTTCTGACCAAAGATAATCTGTAGTACAATTGATAAGCTGATTAGTTTAATACCTACATCTATCGCACCATCAGCACCGTTCTTTATTTTCTCTAACATATTTTACTCCTTTATTAATGTAAAACAATCGGCTATACAAGCCACCCTTTTCTAAGGGCATCTAGGAACATAACGATGTACACTAGACAACCCGCAGAAACTCCTGCTATTAGTAGCATAATTAAATCTCTAACTTTATAAATCATATTTCCATCCTATACATAATTTAGAATCCATAGGCTCACAAGTTAACTGTTCACTCCCTGCTTTAACAGAGCTTGAAGTTGTCTGTGAGCATCCTGCAATTGTAACTACAACTACTTGTAAAACTATAATGAGTAAGATTGTATTTATCATTCTACATCCCTCTCTTCCTCAACGAGGTCAACAAGTTCACACACACTACCAGTACAGGCTAATGTCTTAGTTCCTACTGTCTTATCTGTAAGCTCATACTCACTAATCAAATCCCAATCAACTGCCTTTGGCATAATCTTAGCTAGAGCATTGTATGTCTTTTTATCACACTCCTCATATGGTGCTTGTTGATATGTGTGGTCTGAGTGTGGCAGGAAACTAACACCTGATACTTCATCAAAGTGTTTGTATACCCACGCACCTACTTCCATCCACTCGTGTTCTCTCACACTAACAGTAACACTAGGCTTGTGCTCACAGTAGTACCTCTGATACATAAGCCATAGCTCTAGCTGTTCGATAGCACTCCTCTCGTTCCTAGTGACTGCACCTTTGGGAGCTTTCATAGGGAAGGAGAATACTTTAACACTCTTAGGCTTCATTACATCAGGCTCACAAGGTATGCCTTGGTCTTCCATAAGCTGAGCGATAGGGTCTTTAGCATCTGCTCTAACCCTACGAATGTAGTAGTCACTGTGTCTAGTATGAATACCACTGGCACTATCTACTAGCTGACTGACTGTACCACTAGGTTTAATAGCAGTAGTAGCAGTAGCTTGTTTAATACCTAAAAGCTCTGACCATTCTTTGTTAGTCTTAACGGATTCTTTCTTTAGGTCATTTAAGAAATCAGGTAAACTTCTCTTACCATAGTATCCACGACTATCATAACTACTTCCATTCATAAAAGAATTATCCATAATGCCAGTAAGTGATACACCCAACAAGGCTTCCTCTTCTGTATTGTGTACCCACTTAGGTCTCAATCTCTTGAGGTTAGTAAGTGATGCTTGGAATGTGCCCAGTATGGTAGCTAGTCTAACCTTACGGAGTATATCCTTTTGCGTATCTTCCGCTCTTACTACAACTTCAGTAAGATTACAGAACTGTCCGTCTCTTAATATGATTTCACTACAAGGATTACAACCAAAGTCGTGGTCAGTATCTCTTCTACCTATAGATGCCACCTGTTTAATCGCGGCTTCTCTATTAAAGATACCACGCTCACCAGACTTAGACTCATACAGTGATGTCCATTCCTTCATAAAGATACCGATGTCAGGCTTCTCTGTGTAGCATACACTGTTGTTACTTAGTGCCATCTCTGGTGTATCAGACCACCACTGACCAGACTTAGCATTACGCATACGCTCATCAGTTAGATTAGATAAAGAGATTAGGGCACTTCGTCTAACACCACCCACTACAACTACTTCTGCTATCTTACACATCATACGGTGACACTCGTAGCTTGTTAGCTTACGCCCACCTGCTTCGCTAAAGATATTAGTAGCAAAATGAAACAAGTCAAGCAAAGGCTCTGGTCCACTAGCCCTACCACCAAAGGTAGCTAATCTAGCACCCTTAGGTCTTACCTTTGAGAAGTCCCAATTAGGCATCTCACCGTCATAGAGATAGGTAATAAGTTTACGGAACGCAGACTGCCATCCTTCCTTGCTATCCTGAACTACAATAGTATCATCAACCTCAACCATATCTGTTGGAACCTCGGGTAGTTTGTTAACGTGCTGTCTCTCTACACTAAATCCTACACCAGTACCGTGCATCAAAACGAATAGGCATTCATCAAATGCTTTCGGGTGGTCTACACTTAGGTAAGCACAGTTATAACCTGCTATATTATTCTTAGTTAAGGCAGGACCTGCGGTCATTAGTGCTCTCATACTAGGCATAACTTCTAAGTTACATACTGCTTCCTCAAGTATCTTCCTAGTCTTAGGTACTAACTCTTGGTTTGTATTCTCTTTAAGATGACCCTCCATAAAGTCAAAGTAACGAGCAACGGTTTCTTTCCAAGTCTCTCTCCGCTTCTTCTCAGGTAGCCATCGTGCGTACCTGCTAAG